GCCACCCACTCGCCCCACTGGTATTCCTGAACGATGTAGGGCCGATCGTTCGGCTTGCCGCTGTTGACGGTCTCGAACCGCCGGACCGCGAACGTGCAGGGGCCGACGGCGCAGACGAGGATGGTCTCGGGTTTGACGGGATCAGGCATCGTTCCGTTCTCCTGCCTCGCAAATGGTGAAGCTGTAGCCCTTGCCCCCGTCGGCGTAGGACTTCTCGACGATCTCGAGCCGGTAGGGTGGCTGGTCGACCGGAGCCCTAACCTCGTTGAGGTCGAGCCCCCGATCCGCCGCGCCTTCCAAGAACCGTTGAAGTTCCTTCAGCGTGCCGAAAGTCTTCCGCTCGTAGATTGATGTGTCGGTTGTCATGATGCCTTGTCTCCAAACGATTAAGCCTCCCCACCATACGGCGGGAACCGTTAACGATCAATGAAAATGTGCAGAAAAGTTGACGCAGGGCAATCTCGCGTCTATCGTCTCCGCATGTCTCTGGCCATGGATGTAGGGAGGAAACTATGAACCAACACGATCGGCACTTCGCTGTTTACAACCCACACAGCAGGTCAATCGAAGAATTGCCGGTGATTTACGGCTTCAATAATGGTGGGTCGCCGGGGCTTTATGTCGGTCAGTTATTGGCCGCTGACGGCACGCCGCTAGGTAGTCATGCGTGTTCCAACGAAGGGTTCATGCTCGGTGATCTTGGAATCTTGGAGGGCCACAGATCAGATCGCCACAAAAGTTTCCGCGAACACTACCCTGATGGGTACCGTATGGATTTTGTTAGTTACAACGATGTGGACAGCCATGAGGGGCTCAGCGCTGCCATCATCGCGAATAATGAAAAATACGCCGAAGAAAGCAACGGCCAGGAGATCGCACCATGACCGAGAACGAGACCCCGCCGACCCCAGACAAAGAAGCACTGGCCTCCGCCACACCTCCCGAGCCAAAGCCCAAGGGAAAGCGTGGAGGCTTCACCAGCGGCTCCGCCCGCATGCAGAGAGAAGGGAAAGCCGGAGGCCCCATGAACAGCAAAAAGACCGGACGCTTCAAAGAAGCCGAGGTCAAAGAGCCGGAAGCCTTCATCCAGTTCTGCTCCATGGGACCAAACGCCACCCTCCAAAACCTCCACGAGCACTACCAATCCAAGAAGGTCCGCGTCTCTCTCGGATCCCTGGCAAAGTGGTCCGCCAAACACGGATGGGTCGGAAGACGCAGGGAATACCTCCAGAAGATGGACCCCGAAGGCGTCGTCGAAAGATTGCGCGGATTGAGCGGACTGTCGCAATCACACTCGACGGACTCCATCGACGGCCTGATTGCCCTGTCCCTCACCCAGCTCGATATCGCGATCAAGTCCATTCACGCGAAGGACCCCAAGGACGTCGGCATCATGCTCGACAATCTTGAGCGACTTCTGAATATCAAAGCACTCTACCGGGCGCGGCTGCTCGAGTCGGAGCGGGCCGAGGCGATGGCGCGCGCGGCAGAAGAACAAGACGAGAACAGCGATTCCGGCTCGAAAGTGGTCAAGCTGGACGACCGGTCCGACATGCCGAAGATCGGCGAGTTTCAGGCTGAGGTGAGGAAGGGAGGCGAATGGAATGGATAGCATCGGACGCGACGTCAACGAGACAATCTCCAGGTTCGAAACGCCAGGCCTTCAAAAGCTGGCCATCACCGACAGGTTCCTGGTGGGGGCAAAGATACTCGGCAAGCACGGCCTCAGCGTCGTCGAGCAGGACTGGGCAAACGAGCCGATCCGCCGGGCGGTCATCCGCGCCAACCGCCGGCGCCACGGACTGCGGAAGTAACTGAAATAGGAGAAAATCAGATGGCTGTCTTCAACATCGTGACGAACCAGAAAATGGCGTCCAACCCGGACAAGCATGTCTTCGTGATCTTCGACGTGCCGGCGGCGAAGGGCGTCGCCGCGGCCCACGAGATCCTTCAGCGCGACAAGATGCTGATGGGAGATCAGTTGTTCCTCTACAACGACGGCAACGGCGGCCCCGAAATCATCAAGAAACGTGTCCCGAAGATCGTCGGGCTGGAAATGGTCGGGACCATCGAGCATTACTGGAAGCCCGTCGTGGAGGGGAGGCACCTGTAAGTGCTCAAGCTCCACGGCCAGCGATACATCCCCGGCGCCGACCCGGACCTGGTGCAATTCGTTGCCAAGGAGCTGCACTACCTTGATTTTGATACCACCCTTCGCTGGTACGACCATGTCTCGAAGTGCCTCGACGCGCTGACGCTCAATCTCGACGATCTCGCCTTCCTCGGGTGCAACGACCGCTATTTCCTTCTGACGGCCATCCTGCAGCGCAAGGACATGCTGCACCCGTGGTTGTTCGACCGGTGCCGGGAGGTCGAGGCAGAGCCGGACGGCTATCTCGATCTGTGGGGGCGCTTCCATTATAAGTCGACCATCATCACCTACGGCGGCACAATTCAGGACATCATCCGCGATCCGGACATGACCCAGGCGATTTTCTCGGTGACGCAGGGAAACGCCGAGCGGTTCCTGAAGCAGATCAAGGAAACGCTCGAGCGCAACGAGTTGCTCAAGAAAATCTATGCCGACTGCCTGTACCAGCATCCGAAGAAGGAGAGCCCGCGCTGGGCGATCGGCACCGGGATCCAGGTCAAGCGGTCGCCGAACAACACGAAGAAAGAGCCGACCGTCGGCGCCCACGGGCTTGTCGAGGGCCTGCCGGCCGGCCCGCACTACGAGAAGCTGCTCTACGACGACGTGGTGACCCAGAAATCTGTGACCAACCCAGAGCAGATCGAGAAGGTTTCGATGCACGAAGAGATGAGCGACAACCTTGGCGTCGAATCCGGCGCGAGAAAGCAATATGTCGGCACTCGTTACCGCCACGGCGACACCTACCAGCAGATCATCGACCGCGGCGACGTGAAGGTCCGGATCTACCCGACAACAGACAACGGCAAGCTGAATGGCAACCCGGTATTTCTGACACCAAAGCGCTGGGATGAAATCAAACGAACGCAGAAGAAGGTGGTCGCCTCCCAGCACCTGATGAACCCGGCCGCCGGCAACGAGGCGAGCTTCGATCCGCTGACCTTCCGGCCCTACACCATCCGCCCGGCGCTGCTCAACGTCTACATCATGTGCGATCCGTCATCCGGCCGAACCCAGAAATCGGACCGCACGGCGATCGCGGTCATCGGCGTGGACGTGCAGAAGAACTTCTACCTGCTCGACGGCTACCGGCACCGGATGAGCCTGACAAAGCGCTGGGAAGCGCTCCACGGCCTCTATGAGCACTGGTATCACGTGCCTGGCGTCCGCAGCATCGGGGTCGGCTATGAGCGATACGGAATGCAGGCCGACCTGCAATACTTCGAGCTCGAGATGCTCAAGAAGGGGAACCTGTCGTTCCCGATCGAGGAGCTGAACTGGCCGCGCGAGGGCGAGCACTCCAAGACCGCGCGGGTCGACCGCCTCGAACCGTACCTGCGCAACTCGAAGTTCTGGCTGCCCGGGCTGGTCTGGCACGCCGACTTCTCGGACATGCAGAACGGCCTGCACACGTTCTGGTCCATCAACCCGGATTCGCTGGAGATCGAGTACCGGCGCCAGATGGGCGACACGAAGGCCATGAAGGCCATGAAGGCGACCAACCAGTCATGGCGCGTGGTGAAGCCGATCATCCGCTACGACGAGGACAGGAACGTCTACGACGTCACGCGGGCGCTGCTCGAGGAGCTTCGGTTCTTCCCGTTCGGGTCTCACGACGACCTGGTCGACGCCACGTCGCGGATCTTCGACATGGACTGGGTGGCGCCGGAGCCGTTCGAGCGGGATTACGGGGAAGAGATCAGGGACGAGGCGTGAGGCATCTAAACACAGAAGGCCAACTGGCCGAGGCGGAGCGTCATCACGCTGCGGCTAACCCGGTAGCGTTTGGCAAGCGCGGCAACCGAAGCATCATCTTCGATATCGACGCCGCCCATCTTGCGCACATCCTCCATCAGCCACTCCGCTGGTATCAGAAGTTCCATCGCAAAGGCATTTGCCTCAGATTCCATCGCGTCATCAACGGTTGGCCGTTTCATTTCCCGCGCGTCTGGCAACGCATTCTCTCGATCTTTTACCTGTGGTGCGGGCATCAGTCTCTCCATCGATTGCCCCGCCGCCATTGCTGACGACGGGCGTTTCGATCAACCCCATTCGTGGACGTTGCGCGAAAGCCCCAGCGCCTTGAGCGATTCCCGAACGCGCCTGCGCTCGTCTTTGATGTACTGGCGGTGCCTGGGGCTGATCTCGGCCGGGCGATTGGAGCGCTTCTGGCTCCTGCGGGGAAGCGGCTGCCGGGTCGGCTGAAGGGGGATCATCGGCGGAAGATTGCTGAGAACGTAGTTCAATGCGCCGGCGATGGTGAACGATCGGTTGAACATGCCTGTCTCCTCTTTGGCTATAGGCTACCAGCGGCGTCTGCCTGCTTCGGACGGCCGTTCCGAAGCAGGCTTCCGGCTTTGCAACGTTGCCCGCGTCCACCCTTTCGGGCCCACGGGGCGTAGCCGGCCCTTACTGGAGCCTTTCGACGTGGGGGTCGGGTTTCTGTCTGTTACCGACCTTCCGCCGCTGGGATTTGGTCCCGCCGCCAACCTGTGCAATTCTTGCACGAGTTCGGGACGGTATTTTCGGGGAGCGATCAGGGGGCTACCCCGTCTTGCCCTCCCCCGGAGCGACTGCGCGGGACGCTACCCCACCGCCTCTCTCCAAACTTGGTCGGTGAACAGGGATTTGAACCCCGGACCCCCTGCTCCCAAAGCAGGCGCGCTACCAAACTGCGCTATACACCGGAAATCGATGGGGAGGTTTGCTGCACCCGCCTCCCCGGGCAGGCTCCATGAGGGGGAAACAGCCCTTGCAGCAGCAATTGTCTAACAGAAAAGTTGACGGGCCACAAGACGAAAACGGCCCCGGCTTCTGTGCTCAGGATTGAGCCTCGGCCGGGGCCGTCGCCTTGGCTTGCATCTGTGTGGTGGTGGTCAGCTTGCGTCGACCAGCATGACCTCGAACTTCACCGCCACCTTGGCAGCCGAGGAGGCATGCAGGGCCATGAAGCCGATATCGGTAAGCGCGGGGAACGGACCAAGCCAGAAATCGCCGCCGATGTCCACGGTTCCGAAGGCGTCGAGCATTTCGTCGATCGCCAGCAAAGCGGAATAGGGCGCGGCGGCGTCCAGGATGCCCTCGCGCTTGAACATCATCACGTCGGCGACGCCGCTGTCCTCGATGCGAATCGATGCGTTGTTGACCCAGCCGGTCTTGCCGAGCGGGATAGTGTAGCAGCCGATCTGCGTTTGGCCCTTGGCGAAGCCGGTGGCGCTGATCGTCGCCCAGTCGGCCGCGCCGCCGCCGTCTTCGATGGTGATCGCCGCGGTATGCGATCCGCCGGCGATGGTCGCATAGGAACCGGAAGCGGACACATAGGCGTCGAGGATGCGGATGAAGGTGGCCGTGGTCGGGTCGGATGCGCTGGCCCCGGCGGTGGCGACTGCTTCGGAGACGAGTGCGCCGGTTTCGTCGATCCCGACGATGGTAACCTCGCGCGCCCCGGCGCCGGCCGCCGTGTCGGCCGCGTTGCCGCCGGCCTTGACCCGAAGAGCGACGGCCCCGGCCGGCTGAAGTGTGGGCCACAGCCCGCCGCCGCAGATCGGCTCCATGGCGGTGGCGGCGGCTTCGTTGAGCCCGAACCGGTGAACGATGGTGGTGTCGAGGTCGGAGAAAACTCCGTCGGGAAGGCTTCGGCGCTGGAAGGTCTCGAGGTCGGCGCGAAGGCTGGCTTGCGAGCGGACGATTTCGGTAACCATTGGGTCCTGATCTCCGGTGGATGTGGCGATGCTTCCGCGCCCGGCGCCGCCCTTACAGCGGGATCTGGGGGGATGACGTTGGTCCGGGCGTCACGCCAGGCGCGGAAATCGACCCATAACACATCCTGTTCAGTCGCGCGACCTTATGGTAAATGACCATGAGGTCCACCTATCGAGCGGAAGGCGCCCCCGTGGTTCAGAAACCCGAACCGGATATTTGCGCGGTCAACCTGGGACGGCGTGAAGCGTACCTGACGGATGGCGCGGTCGCGCGGATCGACACGTTCCTGGATGAAGACGGAGACGCGATCGAGGACGGGGCCGAGGCGCAGGGGATCGTGATCGAAATGCCGAACGGGGAGTGGGGCTACCTCGACCTCGATGCGTTCGATTTCGACAGAAAACCGAACTGACCGGAAGGAACGACGAATGGGCACCCGAACCACCACCCTGCTCGATGAGGTGCTGAAGGCGGATCCGACCTTCCATCGCACCGCGAACTTCCCGACAGAATACCAGTTCTCGAACGGCCGCCGCTTCGAGGGCTACTACAAGAAGCGCGGAACCTACGGCGTCGACTACCTGCTCGACGAAGAAGGCGAGATCCTGCTCGACGAGAACGGAGACGCCCTGCTGGGCGAAGGCTGATCGACCATGGGCACGAACCTCAGCGACAAAGCACTCGTCACCCCGACGCTGTCCGACTATTTCTCGGGCGTCGACAAGTCCAACACGACGAAGGATCCGGACGGCGCGATTGCGAATTTCCTCGGCTCGGACGTTCTGTCCCTGTTCGATGGATCGACCGGCACGCTCGAGAACAAGACGATCGCCGCCGGCGACAACACGATCACGGACCTTGCGGATGCCAACGTCGCGTCCGACGCAGCCATCGGGCTTTCGAAGCTCGCCGCGCTGACCGGTAGCCGCGCCCTGGTCTCGACGTCGGGCGGGGTTGTTTCTGCCTCGGCGGTGACCGCGACGGAGCTCGGCTACCTCGACGGCGTGACGAGCGCCATTCAGACGCAGCTTGACGCCCTTTCGGGCGGAATTTCCAATATCGTCGAAGACACCACGCCACAGCTCGGCGGCAATCTCGACATGAACGGAAGCACCATCGCTGGGGCGACCGAAACAGAATTGGGATATTCGCAAGGCGTTACCAGCGCGATCCAGACGCAGATCGATGGCAAGCAGGCGCAGGGCGACGTACTGGACGACCTCAATTCTCTCGGCGCTTCGACGGCAGACGGCGAATTCCTGGTGGCCACTGGCGCCGGCGCGCTGGCCTGGGAGGGTGGAGCGACGGCGCGGACCTCGCTTGGAGTTGCCATCGGCAGCGACGTGCAGGCGTTCGGCGCGGTGCTTGACGATCTTAACACGTTGGGCGCGGTTGGGGCCGACGGGGAATTTCTCGTCGGCACCGCGGCCGGCGCGCTGGCTTGGGAAAGCGGCGCTACCGCGCGGGCTTCTCTGGGCCTGGTGATTGGAACCGATGTCGGGGCGGCGGTTTTTGCCGATCGCACGACGGCGGCGGCTGCGACTATTCCGACAGCGGTGCTCCGCATTCAAGTCGCAACGCCGCAGGGGCGGACGATCTCATATGTCCGCGATGCGAGCGGAACGGCTCTCACGACCAACGGAGCGACGGTGAACTGGTCGCCGGACGGTGTCGCAGCACCAGATCACTGGGCGGAAAACACGACGCCGGGAACCACGTTGATGACGACGGCGGTGCAGGCCGCCATCGACTTCGTCTATGCCGGCGGGGGCGGCACTGTCGATGTTCTGGACAAATATCTGGTTGACGCCGAAATCGACTGGCCCGACCTGATCGAGTTCAGGGGGCATGGCTGGCGGCTGGACGGCGACGACTTCAACACCCCGTACGGCAGTGGCTTCTATCTGAAGTCCAGTTCCGGCGTGGCTTCTGGCGATGGTGTCATCCGGGCGCTGGCGGCGCACGGTGAAGCCTTTGCCTATCACCGCGGCGTCATGCACGACATGTTCATCCACGGGAACGGGGCAAACAATGCCGGTGTTCACGGCGTCGTTTTCGATTGCGTCAAGAAAATCGACCTAATCCAGGTCGGTATCCTTCGGTGCGCAGACGACGCTTTCGCGACGGTGACCGATGCGGGGCTCGGGACGAACAACAACATCGCGTTGACGCGCTGCCACATCTTCCAGAACCTTGGGAAAGGCGGGGAAATTTACGGCGGCGAGCATACATTCGTCGGGAACTTCTTCTCCGCGAATGGCGGCATCGGCCTGCACATCGGCGCGGGCAGCTCGCGTCTTGCGGCCAACCATTTCTGCGACAACGCGTCTGGCATCTACATCGGCGACTGCCAGGCATTGACGATCACCGGCAATCTAATCCAAGACAACGAAGGCAATGGCATCACGATAGGGACGGGCGCGACCTATCACGATTTCATGACGATCACCGGGAACACGATCGTCGACAACGGCCAGGATACGGGACTGGCGGATACCGCTCGCTGCGGAATTTCCATCGAATCCGCCACCGTTCTTCGTTGCACCATCACAGGCAATTCGATCGGCAACCGGCGAAAGGCCGGCGACACCAGTTACCCGAACTCTCCGGCGCAGCAATATGGCGTCCGCATCACGGAAGCGGCGGCGCGCGTGCAGTATTGGGGCAACGATGTCGGCCTCAATGTCACGGCCGATCTGTCGCTCGCAGCGACGGCAAACATCGACTACACGCACTCTGGCAACTTGACGATCGACGGCGGCGGGCTGCTGCATGTCGATTTCGATGGAGGAACGCTTCCGACAATCGATGCTGAAACAGTCGCAGTATTCTCGAACTGCGATACGACGACAGACGATTGCCTGGTTTCCATAATCTCCGGGGCGACTGGCGTCGCGCACCTTAATTTTGGCGATACAGCCGACGAAAACAGGGCGAGTTTCCGATATCAGAACCAATACGATGCAATGGATCTGTGGATCGCCGCTACCAAGGAATGGACCTGGTACAACGGTGCCGCCTACCCGGAAGCCGATGGCGCTCGCGACCTCGGCACCACATCGAAGCGGTTCCGGGATTACATCTTCTCCGGCGCTCTGAAACCGACACCGGGTTCCGACACGGATCAGAACATTATCACTGTCGGAGTGACCGGCTCGCCCACGATCAGTTGGGACGAAAGCGGGGATGTGTTCTCGTCGACGCACGGCTTTGAAATTACTGCCGGTGCCTTCACGATTTCTACGACCAACGGAGCGGATATCAACCCAGGGTCCGACACGAGTGCCGATCTGATTACGGTCGGAGTGACTGGGGCGCCGACTCTTTCATGGGATGAGGGAAACGACATCTTTACCCTGACGCATGGGCTAGACCTTGCAGCAGGGGATTTGACCACCACAGGAGAGGTCACAGCCAACAATTATCTAGGGACGGACGATGCCGGATCTACTTATTTTGCTGGCGGCGCGAACAAAGCGTCTGGCGCTGCCATTCTTCTCCAGGGCGGGACCGCCGGTAAGGACATTCGGTATCTTGTGGATAATTTGGCCGTTTACCTGTGGGATCAATCGCTTGGAAAGCATAACTTCCAAACCTATCAAATTGAGACTACTGGCAACATTTCCGGCGGGATAGTCTTTCCTTCCAGCACAGCCGCAGAAATTGCGGATGTTGCCGACGCCATCAACACGACCAACAAGGTCGCCGGCAAGGGCGTCCTGGACACGACGAACAACCGCCTGATGATCGCATCGGGTTCCGCAGCGGCCGATCCGTGGTATGTCGCCGATGCAAGCGCATCAGTTACACCCGCATAGGAGAGAGCTGATGGCCGACTTCTCAATCTCGATCACGGTTCCCGACGACAAGATCAGCGATCTTCTCGACGCCATTCGACGAGAGGATGGCGACGGTTCATTGACAGCAGCGGAGTGCAAGGCGGTCCTGAAAGCCCACGGCGAACAATGGCTGCGCAAGGTCTACCGAAAGCACAAGCAGGCGATCCAGGACGCCGCCGGCCAAAACGACATCGACATCACCTGATTAATTCTCAACCTCACGGAGACACCAAGACATGACCATCGAATCCGCCATCGAAACCAACGCAATCGTTCTGACCCGTGCCGTTGAGGCGCGTGACGCGGCGATCAAAGAGGGGCGACGCTTGCAGGAGATCACCGCCAATATGCGATCAGAGATCGCTCAGAAGGACGCGAAGATCGCGGAGCTCGAAGCAAAACTCGCCGAGCGAATGGCGGGCTCCACCGAACCGGAGGACGCGGCATGACCGCCAACAGCGAGAAGATCATCGGCATGAACGGCGCGGCCGGCGCCAAGCCTCAGCCTCAGCAGCCGCAGCTTTCCGACTGGCAGCGGGAGATCATCGCCGAACTGGGAATGATCGCCGAGAAGGTGGCCGCCGACGAGCTGTTCTGCCTGTCCTTCTACGCGGTGAGCAAGTCCGGCGGCGTGAAGCGCAAGAACGTCCACGACGGTACGATCTTCGGCAAGGCGCTTCTGCACGACGGTCTCCACCGGCAGGCGCTCGAGGTCGGCACGTCGCTCGAGCGCGAGGACGCCATTGCCCGCAGCCAGGCCATGAAGGCGCACCAGCAGTCCGGCGCCGCCGGCGGTGCGAGGGACGAACAGGAGGCCAAGGCCAATGCAAACGATCGCCCCGCAGACGTCCCTGCTTGACGGCGACCCGATCCCGCTCGGGACCTTCGGCAAGGACCGCGCCGGCACACAGGCCGAGTTCGCCTACCAGCCATCCGGCATGCACCCTGGCGAGGAGTTCCGCGCACAGAGCGCCGACATGGCGATGGTCCACGAGATCGGCCGGATCCTCGGCGACCTGTATCCGGATCACCTGTTCGGCGTTCTGGTCAGCCACCGGCAAGGCGTCATCCAGCTCAAGCTGCCGATGTTCACGGCCTATTCCTGGATCATCCACACTCGGAACGTGACAAGTCCCAACGATCTGTGGAAAAAGGTGATGCGCGGCGCCGGCGAATTCCTCGAGCGATACGGCCAGCCGCGGGCGCGGTTCGACCCAGACGCCTTCGAGGAAACGATAAAGAAGCTCGGGCCGCGCCCGAAGATGGTGCATCCGGATAAGGTGATCCTCTGATGGCCGTGAAATGGGACTGGGACACCAGGAGTAACAAGGAAGCGCAGGGCAACGGCGCCGACTCCATCGGCACGCCTGCGATGGGCGCCGACGGCGATCCGGACTGGCTTGCCACGGCGCGCGAGGCTGTCGAAGCGTCCGAGACCTTCATTTCGTCCTATCTGCGCGCCCGCTGGTCCCGGTCCTATCGGGCCTTCCAGTCCAAGCACTCGGAAACCAGCAAGTACCTGACGAAGCGCTACCGTGGCCGGTCGTCGCTGTTCCGCCCGAAGACGCGCGGCGCGGTGCGCAAGGCCGACGCCCAGGTCGGCGCCGCGTTCTTCTCGACCCATGACATCGTTCAGATGACGGCGGAGAACGACGCCGACCCGATCCAGTTGCAGGGAGCGAAGCTGCAGCACGAGCTCCTGAACCTCCGCCTCGATCGCGCCAACACCGAATACGGCATCCCGTGGTTTCTGACGGTGATCGGCGCGCACCAGGACGCAAAGATCACCGGCATCTGCTGTTCGAAGCAGGAATGGCTCTACGAGGAAGAGATCACCGGCTATGAAAAAATGGAGGTCGTCGACGAGGAGACCGGCGAGACCTTCGAGGAAGATCAGCCGATCACCCGCCGCAAGGTCTCGCGGCCGAACGTGCGGCTGTTCCCGGCCGAGTGCGTGCTGCGCGACCCGGCGGCCGACTGGATCGACCAGGCGCAGAATTCCTCGTACGTGATCCTGAAATACCCGATGAGCGCCGGCGACGTGCGCGCGCGGATGGACCAGGACAACCCGATCGGTCAGAACTGGAAGCCGTTCAGCGAAGCCCAGATCCGTCAGGCGGCGATCAACCAGGACAACAGCCAGGTCCGCCGCAGCCGCGAGAGCAGCGGCGCCGACCGGATGGAGAGTGTTTTCACCACGGTTCCCGATTTCGAGACGGTGTGGGTGCATGAGAACTTCATCCGCTGGCGTGGCCGCGACATGCATTTCTGGACGCTCGGCACCGAGCACATGTTGACCGACCCGATCCCCGTCAGCGAAGCCTATCCTGAGCAGAAGGGCCGCCGTCCCATCGTCATCGGCTACGGCCAGGTCGAGGCCCACAAGGTCGACCCGCAGAGCCAGGTGGAGTCGCTGGGGCCACTACAGGCCGAGGCCAACGAGATCGTCAACCTGCGGCTGGACAATCTCAAGCAGAACATGTCGCCGGTCGCCAAGGTGAAGCGCGGCGCCCAGGTCGATACGAGGCAGTTGCAGAACCGGTCGGCCGACAGTGTGATCCTCCTGAACAAGCTCGACGACGTGGAATGGGACAAGCCGCCCGACGTCAGCCAATCGGCCTACGCCGAGATGAACATGCTGAATGTCGACATGGACGACATTGCCGGCGTGTTCTCGGCCGGATCGGTGCAGACCAACCGCCAGCTCAACGAGACCGTCGGCGGGCTCAACCTGCTCAACTCGTCCGCCAATACCATGGGCGAGTTCGATATCCGCGTCCTCAACGAGACGTGGATGGAGCCGGTTCTCCGCCAGCTCGCCAACCTGAACGCCTACTACGAGACCGACGAGATGATCCTCTCGATCGCCGGCCGCCGCGCCGGGGTCTGGGACCAGTACATCGCCGGGATGGAAGACGAGGCCGATGGGTTCCTGATGCAGAACGTGCAGCTCCGGGTCGATGCCGGCATGGGCGCATCCGATCCGATGCAGCGGATCCAGAAGCTTCAACTTGGCGCGCAGGCTCTGGCGCTGATGCTCGGCCAGGAGGTCGTGCAGGGTTCCGCGCAGAAGGAGGCGCTTGTCGAGGAGGTGTTCGGCATCCTTGGCTACAAGGACGGCAAGCGGTTCTTCGACCCGGACAAGCAGGATCCGCGCCTGATGGCGATGCAGCAGCAGTTGCAGGCCGCTGCCGAGCAGATCAAGAAGCTTGAGACGGAGCTCGCCGACGGCCAGGCCGACCGCGAGAACGATATGGCGCTCCAGCGCGCCAAGTCGGCCACCGCGTTGATCGAGGGGCTGTTGCAGACCGAGCGCGACGAAATCCGGGCCGATACCCAGATCGGGCAGCACCTCCTGAGCTACGGCACCGCGCGGCGCGGACAGGACATGCAGGACGCCGCGCGCCGTGAGCAGGCCGAACGCGCCGCGAAAGCCCCGAGGCTTACGTGACAGACGAAACGGCCGCGCCCCCTCCCACCGATCGCCTTGCCGAATACCGGGCGAGTTCGCTTCGCCGCACGATGACCGACGCCGAGGGACTGGAATTCGACCCGGAAATGGCCGAACAGCTTTTTCACGAGGTTGCCGTCGGCGTGGCGATCAGCGAGGAACTGTTCAACGCCCAGCCGGCAGTTGTGCGGGAGCTCATGGCCCGCGCCGCGGACGATGCAGCGAAGGCGGTCACCAAACTGATCGACGCCGATCTAAACTCGCCGGAAGGCATCGACTACGCCAAAGGTTTGCAAAATTTGGCCACTCGTTATAGAGATATGGTCAAATGGCTCTCAGAAGCCATGAACGTGGGCCAGAATGCCGAAGCACAATTGAGGGAATACGACGCCACGCTTTCTCCAGGAGACGCCGCAATGTTCGGCATCGATGGAGACGAATCGGATGGCGAAAGCGCCCACGAAGACAGCGACTGAAGAGACGGCCACCCCGGTCGACGGCGACACCGGCGTCGATGAACTGTCGCACGAAGAACTCTCCGACATCGCACGCGAACTGAACGCCGGCCGCGACCCGACCGCGCCGGCCGCCCGGGATGAAGCCCGTGAGGCGGCCGAAGAAGAGGCGGCGCGCCCCGCGCGCCCCGGCGACAAGCGCGACGAGATTTCCAGCCGTATCGCGGCCAAGCGCCGCGACGAAATGATCCCGAACGCTGGCATCGGCCCGAAGGGTGACAGCAGCACGGACGACGGCGAGGCCGATGGCGACGTCAGCCTGGTCTCCGAAAAGCTCTACTACGGCGATTTCGGCCGCAAGGACACCGACATCACCGGACAGGCGATCGAGCCCAAGGCCTCCGACAAGGAAGAGCCGGCCGACGCCGCCGATGGACAGAACGAGCCCGGCGAGCCGGCCGTCGACCTGAAGTCGAAGGTCAAGCTCACCGTGGATGGCGAAGAGGTCGAGGTAACGATCGAGGATCTGGTGCGCGACGCCCAGAAGGATCGTGCCGCCGACCAGCGTCTGAGGGACGCCGCCGCCATCCTCCGCGAGGCTCAAATCAGTGTAGCGGGGGCGCCGCCGGCTACCCCCGACACGACCGCTGCCGGTACCGGACCGGACGCATCGCCCACGAAGACGATCAGCGAGCCAGGGCTCGACGAAATCGACTTTGCGGCGATCGCCGAGGCAATCCAGGTAGGCGAAGTGGAAGACGGGGCCAAGGCCCTCAAGGATCTTTTGGAGCAGGCGAGCAGGGCTCGTAAGGACGACGCTGCCCCGATCGATCCCGCCGCTATCGTGCAGCAGGTGACGGCACAGGTTGCCGACAACAACGCGTCCAATCAGGCCCGCGAGCAATTCGCGCAGAACTACCCGGAGATCGTCGAGAACGAGCGCTTGGGAAGAATGTCGGTCGATTTCGCCGTCGAGGCGATGGTCGACGACTTCCGCAAGGCCGGAGCCGACGATGTGATGATCGAGCACGCCCGCAGCCACCCGCGCGACGCGGTGGAGGCACACAAGCGTCTCAGGACATCCGGGCTGTTTCCCGACCTTCGATCCCCCCACGACATCTATGACTACGCCGGTCGCAAGACCCGCGAGTTCATCGAGGACCTGACGGGCAAGAAGTTCGGCGCGACCCCGGGCCAGACGACAGCAACCGCCCCAGGCGTGCAGCCTTCGCCTCCTCCGCGAAGCCAGCGTGTCAGGGCAGCGCAACAGAGTCCCGCGGCGCGACAAACCGTCCAGCAACGGCCACAGGCTTCGAGCCGGCCCCTGACGGCGTCCGAACGCATCGAGAAAATCAAGGCGGCTCGCGGTCAGGACTGACCGGCCCTCGGGGACGAGAACTCAAGGAAAACTGCCATGACTGGCCAGCTTTGGTCTGTCCCAGCTTCCGGCGGGTATCTCTATTCCGACGAATTGTCCGAAACGCTTCGCATCAAGGTTCAGCCCTTGACGAAGTTCAGGCAGTTCGCCGATGCAGAGGACGGCTCGGAGAAGGGACTCCACCGCGGCGCCACGTTCTACTGGGACGTGGTCTCCGACGTGGGCACCCAGGGGCACAAGCTCAACGAAAACGAGCCGATGCCCGAAACCAACTTCACGATCACCCAGCACAGCCTGACGGTGACGGAGTTCGGCAACTCGGTCCCCTATACCGGGAAGCTCGACGCCCTCGCCAAGAAGGACGTGGCCTCGACGATCGACAAGTCCCTCAAGCACGATGCCCGGAAATCGTTCGACTACGAGTCCTGGTATCAGTTCGACCAGACGCCGTTCCGCTGTGTCGGCACGGCGGCGCACACGATCACCTTCTACGAGACGGCCGCGTCGGTGACCGCCGACAACAACGCCGCCCTCGACAACGATCACGTGAAGGCGATCTCGGACGAGATGAAGGAGCGGAACATCCCGCCCTACGGGTCGACGGACGACTATTACGCGATCTCGCATCCGTCGACTTACCGGTCCTTCAAGAACGACCTCGAGGACATCTACAAGTACACCGGCGAAGGCCTGGGGATGATCATGTACGGCGAGGTGGGTCGATACGAATCGATCCGCTTCATCGAGCAGAACTTCATCCCGAAGGGCGGCGCCAAAGACTCGACGACCTTCAACGCGCTGACCGGCACGGCCGACGCGTGGGACAACGGCAAGTCGAGCTGGGCGTATTTCTTCGGCGGCGACACGATCACCGAGGCGATCTGCATCCCGGAGGAAATCCGGGCGAAGATCCCCGGCGACTACGGTCGCTCCCGCGGCATCGCCTGGTACTACCTCGGCGGCTTCGCCCTCGTGCATCCGGTGATCGCCAACGCGCGCGTCCTGAAGTGGGACAGCGCCTCGTAATCGCCGGCCCAGACAAACGGAGAGAACCATGAGCTACGACGCAAAGGTGCCGATCACCTACTCGGTCGGCGAAATCGACATCGGCGACGCCCCCGAGGTGTTTTCGATCCAGGGTCCGTCCGGCGCTGCCGGCATCCTGCTCGAAGTCAGCCTCTCGGCGACGGAAACCTTCACCGCCACGACTACGCCGGGCTATGTCCGTATCGGCACGGCGGCGGATCCCGACGCCAATTTCGAAATGAGCTGCGCAACGACGGCGGACACGGATTCCATCGCCGCGGCTTCCACCGACTACATCGATCGCGTGATCGCGGCCGATACCCAGGTCGAGGTGACGACCGTGGCTCCGACCGGCGGCACCCCCGCCGGCAAGGGCTGGATCTTCATCACGATCCTCTGGGACAAGCCGTATCCGAAGCACGACTTCAACTGATGGTACGGTGACGAATAGGTTGGCCGACGGTGCCGAATGACCCCGCCGGCCGCCACTCCCCCGCAACCCCGGACAGGAGCAAAATCCGATGGGTGAACGCGACATGGACCTGCGCTGCGATATCGAAAACCTCCGCGAGGTGGAGCGCATCCCCGCAAAGGATGGCAATCTGGCGCATGACGGCTACGAAACGCTCGATCGCGCCCAGGGTAGCCGGCAGCGACGCGGGGTCGGCGGCGACACCGACGACGACCGGTATGGCGGCCTGATGGCCTACCCCGGCCGGTCGAAAAGCTACCGCCCGATGGGCCGGTAGCGAAACTCTGAACCTCAACCCCTGAACCTGAAGGACCAACCCCATGAGGAACATGCCCGGATCCGCGAAGAAAAATCACGGAATGACCAGCGAGAAGGTGCCCAGCGGCACCGTCAAGCAGGCCTACGGCAAGGACTCGTCCGATGTCACGATGGGCGGCGAGCGCGGCGGCTCGATGGGCGGCGGCGAGAGCAACCTCTCCCATTCGCTCAGCGGCGCCAAGGCCAAGCAGCGCATCGGCAACGGCTGACGCCAGTCCATCCTGCCCGAACACACACACGAACCCCAGCGAGGCCTCTACCGTCATGGACCATCAGATGACCACCGACACCCAGCC